CCTCGGAGATAACCACGTCTTGGATATCGGCCCAAGTACCGCTCAGGTTAGAGCAACCCAGTCTTGGGCTGTGTTCCACCTGCGAACCTAAGCGAGAAGCCAGCGCCCGCGGTTCCACCACCAGCAGGTGATAGGCCTGAGTCGATGAACTCGCCATAGTTGGAAACGCCGTCAATGATGTCTGTCACCGTGACTGAGCTGTTCTCGGCCACAATAGCTGCATCAGAAGTGAACGACGCTGAGAAGCTGTTGAGCCAGCAACCCTCGAAGAACGTGAAGAGGGCCTTGATGTCGTTGGTGTACATGTTGTTCACACCAGAGGGTTGAGCCATTGCGCTCTTAACCGCTGTGGGTACTCCAACAATGTCCTCCTTCGAGCTGATCTCGCTGAAGACCAACTCTTGCTTGATGTCGAAGGGCCATCGGTGATGACGAAGCGACCGTGCAAGGCCCTCACCTCCACCCTTGTATCCAAGGACCTGGAAGATATTGACCGTGTACATCAAGGTGCGGTTCAAGGTCAGCGTCATCGGCTCAGTGACGCCAGGTACGAGTTCGGCGATCATGTCACCGAAGCCGACCCCACGCACTGGGTCAATGGTACGCGACTCGTCAAATCCAAATTCCGAGACCGCTCCGATCTGCTGGAACTTGTTCTTGCCGACCATGTACGAATACACCTTGTTCTTCTGCGAAACCGCAAACCGAGTATTCGGGGCGGTGCCCATCCGGTAGATGTAGGTGTCTAGATCACGAGGCGATCCCATGTTATTTCTCCGTTGAAATCTAGGTGGTCAGCTTTTGTCCGACTCAAGTCGAGAAGTGAGATTGGATTTGGTCAACCATCCCAGAGAGCTTACGTAGAGCTGCACTGAGTGATGGATCATCAAGGCTTGATTCCTGTATGAGGGTCGCCAACCTTGAGGAGATGGTGTTCAAGTCTTTTCGGGCAACTTTAGTACCCTTCTTCGAGCTTGCCTCAATGGTTCTCAAGGCGTTCTCGACTTTGGACATCACTGAGTCGGCAAACGCTTCGTTGATGAACGGTATGTCAGCAGCCGCTAGCTTGTAGTACGTCTGGTTCTTGCTCTGATCCTTACCAGCATAAGGATTCTCGACCTTCGTGGTCTTAGCAACCTCCTCAGAGGTACCAGAGACTGAGGCGTCCCCTACATCGGTCTCGTCAGCAAGCTTGTAGTAGGTGTCGTTGTCACTCAAGGGCTTGCCGGCGTAGGGATCCTTGACCCCGGTGTCCTTGGCAACCTCAGGGGCTGGCCCAGATACCTCACCATCTGAGGCGTTCTTGACCTTCAGCTCCCCATACTCGCCATTCTTGACGGCAGCATCGTAGCGTTTCGAAAGACGGTCAGCTAAAGCTTTCTTGAGTTCCATGGGAAACTGTACCTTTGGGTTGACTGAGAATTCTTTGGCATACGCCTTGACCCCATCTTCGACCCAATACATCCAGAGCTTGGGGGACAACTTGGGGTCGTACTTGCCTGACTCCATCTTCCGCTTCACATTGGCAATGATACTATTGAACTGCTGGTGAAGAGAGCTTGTGTTGTCCATGAACAACTCAAGATCCTCAAGCACGTCCTCATCCACCGCCGCCTTGATGGTCTTTCCTGTGATCTCAGAGAACAGATCAGAAGCCGTCGTATGGAAAGCCGTCACGTCTGCTTCAGTGGCACACCCACACCCTTCGAGCTTCAAAAGGGTCTCCTCCAAGCTTGCCAACTTGAAGTAGAAGGCACTGTTGTCACTCTGGCCTTTGGGGGGCTTGCCCAGCTCAGTGACAAGGGCCTTCAAGGACTCGACTGAGCCTTGAAGTTGGTCTGCACTCTGAGAACCAGAGGCGTGTTCTTTTGCTGTCTGCTCGACCAAAGCGATCTGCTTCTCAAGCTCAGCAATTTGACTTCGCATTGCCTCAGCCTGTGCGGTATCTGGATCCATGCTAGCGCCTCTACCTTGTTGCACTGAAACAGTTGGGATAAACGGATCATCATGTGCAGCCCATCGCGCTCGCTTGGGCTTCAACATGTCCTCTAAAGCGTACAAATCGACAGCGATGACCGCCTGTTTCTTCTTGAGACACGTATCAAAAGCTCTGCGGCACTCATAGGAACCCCGAACTAGCGATGACACTAGTTTGAGGACTGAAACCGAGCCAAGATTCACCTGTCTCCCGTCTGGAAGATCTACATAATCACGGAAACCATCGGTAGCTACTGTGACCAGAGTTCGTTGAGCCATCTTCGTCCAAGCGCGCGAGTCTTAGGACTAGCTACCTTGGACATACAACAACAAGATTACTCAAGCTCAAGTTCTTCCCAGTCTGGGGGCGGACACGGGATCGTATCCATGAAGGGTTGGGTTGCCATTGCAACCCCATACTCGACTAGGTCCGGATCCGGGCTAGAGGGTGTCTCCAATGTAGTATCTTTGGGGACAGAATACATTTGGTATAGTCAGATCCCTAAAAACACTTTCAACAGGTGGGACACCAGTGCATTAGTACCTACAGCGGGGGAATACACGAAGTCTCCCTCACACTTCCAACCGGGATCCCCGTTAGACAGCGACTCAAGCTCATTCAGGAAGGGGACCGCCTTGGGCATCCCTTCCCAAGCTCGCTCATTTTTCCTCGAAGCTAGCACCTTACGACGACCTTCGACTTCTGGACCAAGTATGACACCTCGAAGGTGTCCCTCTCGATACAACACTTCCCAAGCGTCAATTGACACGTTGAGGGCCTCAGCAAGCACGAATCCATTGGTGCCCACATCAAGGATTCGAACCTCAGGAGCTTCCCCTCCGAGGTTCGGATACTTACCCTCAGTGAGGTACTCACGAGTCCACTGGATCATCGTAGCGACCCGCTCCCCAACCTCACGATTGGTCAAGTTGGGAGTGAAGAACTTCGGGAAAGCCTTGAAAAACCCAGAGACGATCGGGTCAAGGTGGGCGAGTAGTTGGGGTCCAAACCGGTGTGCTAAGTCGATCCCATAGACTAAACCTGGGGTTGCGGGTAGTAGCAATAGATCTCTGCCCATGAACAGGGCCATTGCTAAGATAGTATCTGGGGCTCTCACCGCAGTGGTTGAGAATTTCAGTGGGAACTGGGTCCCTATAACGAGATCTTCGAACAGTCTAGTGAGCGCACCTGTGGCGAACGGTCCGAAGCCCTCACCGTGGTGCTCGTAGACTCCAGGTCCTACTTGTTCTGGGGTTGCCCCTGTCTCGAAAAGAACAGATTCCGTAGGGGGAGTTCCACCAATAACTACCTCGAACTTTAGGTCTTCCACCCAAGGGGTTACACCAGAAGTTCATCCAGAATCGAGGCTATGATAGGGTCCTCGTAGGAACTGGGGTTGGCTGGTGGCACTGTCTGGGCAACTACAATCGGAGGGGCCTCCTTCGAGCACGTGCACTCCCCACCGCAAGACCCACCACAATCACACTTAGACTTGCCACAGTTGCCCTCGCAGGCCCCTTCACAGGCTAGTCGATCCTGGATAGCATCAGCCTGGATCGACTTCATGATCTCCTGACGAAGGATTGAGCGTACGCCCACATCAGCCAACTCGTCACTGGAGTACCGACGCGGACCCCCAAGACCATGGCTCAGCAAGACCTCAATGACCTTGCTCGCTTCTTTGCTCGTAAGGTTTTTCACCTCTTGGTCATCAACCGGCCATGATAGGCCTGTATCATCCCACTGAGCCTCTTCCGCTTTGGCACCCATGCTCAAAATGAACCTGACCTGCTTGTCAGAAGCAGAAGGCCCCTTTGACCCAGGTTCAGCACCACCTTGCCGGTCCCAAGACTCGGACCCACCCTCGTAGAGTTCCAAGTACTCCTCAATCTTGTCTTGCAGTGAATTACGCCAATTCTGTGTCCGCTTGACGATTGGAGCCTTGCCGGTGACTAGAGGGCGGTTGATCCTGACCCCTAGAAACTGAACTCGTATGGCATCCTCCCCCGCTCCAGCCGAAGTACCCCAGGGTACAATCGAAGTCCACACTCGAATGACGACTTGAGGGCTGAGCTTCAAGTCGTAGTAGATTTCCTTCTGCACCCCTTTGGTAGGACGTAGTGCTCGAAAAGCCCTCTTGAGGAAGACTTCCATCTCTTGTTCCGAGATCTCTGTGTACTGGGCGGCCATGACTTAGTACTCCTCGATGTGAGCTGGGGTCCAGATCTCGGTGGAAGCTTCTCTAATGACTTCTTGCTGGTCTGCACCAGGCTTGGGGACGTTCTCCCCAGGGGCTAGGCCAGCTTGGAATACGAACGGACTGACACCCTTGTTCATCGGGCAGGTGACCTCAAGGTTGACTGCAGCTCGGGTGAGAGCCACGTAGGCCAAGTTCCGCTCAGCTTTCATCCTAGCCTTCTCGACAATCGGATCCGGCGGGGGGTCATCTGGCTTGGGCTTCCGCTCCATGGGGAATAGTCCCCTGGGCATGAGAACCGTAACATTCGTCCACTGGGCGCCTTTGACCGAGTGTACTGTGGACAGGGAGATGGCTGGGGGCTTCTCTTTACGTTGCTCAGGGGCAAGCTTTTGCTGCTCCTTCTCCCACTTATCTGGATCAATTCGAAGTGACTCAGCAATCTTGGAGTATCGAGCAACCTTCTGGACGAACCCCTGAGACTCCTCAGGGTTGGTGACGTTGGCCTGGTCATGCTCATTCGGCTTGACGAGGGCGTAGAGGAACTGTACCGCCCCAAGGCCCTTGACTGACGCAGGGCTTTCTCTGACCTTAGTCGGCATCAAACCCTCATCACCAACCTCAGTAGGTGGGATCGAGTCTTTGTCGTCCTCATCCTCAGCATCATCGTCATCGGAGTAAATCGCTACATCGTTCGTGATTTGCTCTCGCAATGAGGTGGTAGTCGTTACCACTCTACGAGCCCCACTATCCCAACTAGAGACTGTGGACTGCATGTTGTCGAGAATGTAGTCGAGTAGCTCCGTGGTCGGCTTGTTTTCCCCAATGAAAGCTCGAAGGTCTCGGACATTGGCCGCCATCCCTCGAAGGTTGTCCGCCAGCTCATCAACCCTCTGCTTGTACATCCACTCGCCCTTGCGAGTGTCACCTTTGGCAAAGGAGATGATCTTAAGTCGGTAGGGGAGCTTCAACTTGTCCGCAAGCATCCGGACATACCTGGACTCCAAGAGGATGTCAGGTCGAATGGACTTCACATCCACTCGTTCCTGCCGGGCTACATCATTGAGAGCCTCATCGACCGCCTTCGCTACATCATCAGGTCCCATAAAGAGAGCCCGGTCAGGCTTCATCAGGGAGGCCACGAGGGAACTCTTCATCTTCGAGTAGTCGTTCCCAGCAGCTAAATCAATGAACCCAAGTACCGCTTTGGACTCGGGAGCTTCTAAGAAACCCTTCCCGCCTCGACGCATGTAGGGGATCTCATTGATGATACAAGCCGTCTCGAAGTCGTTCAGCTCAGCATTGGTTCGAGCCAATACCGCATAGTCCTCAGCCTGAGCACCTTCTTCGATGTCCTTTCTGAACCTACCAATGGTTTCGATGGCCGCCCCCACGTTATCCTCGGGGGTGGAAACCTGGATAGATGCTCGACCACGATCCTTACGTGGATCCGCCATTGAGGGAACCACTGTCCCATCATTGTCATGGGCGATGAGGGCGTTGGCCGCCTCGACTATCTCAGGCTGACATCGATAGTTGGTACGGATGTTCCTCGTGGTCCAACCCTCTTCGAGCCCTTCAAACAACTCAGGCTTTGCCCCTCGGAATTGGTAGATGGCTTGCTTCTCGTCGCCAACCATCCAAATCGACTTGTCCTTCGAGTCCTGGGTGATCTGCTCGGACATCATTGCGAAGATCTGGTGCTGAACAGTATTAAGGTCCTGCGCCTCATCTACCAAGATGTGATCGTACATGCCTTGGATGACAGCCTTGGCCTTGGGATCACGCTTCAAGATGTCTCGTAGAATCTTGAGCATATCATCCAGATCGCCGAGTCTCTCCCCACCCTTACGATTCCGACCCATGAAGTTCTCGAAAGGCTTCGATGGGTTACACGGTGGACGCCAGCCAGGGATGTCACCCTTGAGACCCAAGTACATCTCGTACCAGATGACAGCCTGTGCTTCATTCTTAGATGTAACAGAGGCCTTGGCTTCCTCTAGTGATATGTCGTTCCCGCGCCAAGCGGAGAGCAAGAGCTTGGCCTTACCAGCCTTGGGAGGCTCTAATACCCACTCCCTGGGATACCCATACCTAGAAACGAATGAGTCTGGGCCGCACTCTGCCCACATACCACGAATCGCCTGAGCTAGAGATGAGGGGCTGATACTCTTCACGCCCTTGCCCGTTGGAGCAATGAGCCTCGGCGGACGAAGCATGTCCTGCTCCTCACGAGTACCAAAGCCCGGGGTGTCCCGAGTCCCAACAATGAGTTTCGCGAATAGCGAATGCATAGTACCAACTTGGATTCCGGAGGACCCTTCCCCAACCTTCTTGGCGATCTTGTCCTTCAGCTCCAAAGCTGCCTTACGGTTGAACGAGCACGCCATGACCCGAGCCGGGTTGACCCTCCCATCCTTCACGAGGTAGTCGATACGAGCTACCAGGGTGGTTGACTTCCCCGATCCCGCCCCAGCAGCCACCCTCACGCGACCACCGGTAAGGGCTGCTGCCCTTTGCTCGTCGTCCAGGTTCCTCAGGGCCAGAGGAACGTTCTGAGGGATGTTTGGGTCACTCATGGCGGCAACAGCAGCCGCGGTCGCGATACCCACCACTTCAGACTTCTTGGGGGGGTCATCAGGTTGCTTGTTGACCTCCAAAGACCTTTGGGCTGCCTGCGTGGCATCATCCTGTACTTCAGCGAGCATCACAGAGCGGGACTTCTGCTCAACCTGTCCCGACGCTGCACCGTCAGCCCCAGCTTCTTTGATACTGGTAGCCGTAATCTCGTTTGAGGCGGCCGCTACATTCGAAGCACTGTCCACTGGGGAGGGGGCAAACTCACCAGAACCCGCTTGCTTAGCAGCCACATCAATCCAATTCCGCATCCGGAGATTGGTCATTGGGATAGCGGCAAAGGTGTCGAGAGCCTTGTCTGCATCATCGAGCATTGAGGCCGCAATTGCCACCTTGACCTGACGTAGGTACTTGGGATTCGACAGGATCCCCTTCACCGTAGCAGATCCACCGCGAGTGAGAAGTGTCCTGAAGTGAAGAGCCCTTCGAGCCGCCGACGCTGGGTTTGACACCTTCAGATTCAAAGCCCGACGAAGCATCATCTTCTGAGATTCTTTGGACAGATGGCTCTCAAGGAACTCTCGGTAGGCATCAATCTGAGTATCCGCCATCCGAAGGATCTTGAGACCACTCCGAATCAGGGCATCCTCTACATCGTCGACCCCAGAGGTCTCCTCGGCGTATCTCTCATAGGTATCGAGGGCCAAGAGGAAAATGATGTACTCGGCTACTTGGAACTCGCCGATCTCCAGATCATCATCCGCGGGTTCACTGATTGCTAACTTAGGGGTGATCGGGATTAGCATGGAATTCCTACGTGGTGGACGTACTACACCCAAAGCCAACCCACAAGGGATTTATGGGCGAGACACATACGACAAGGCTCCTCAGCGTTGCCACTGAGGAGCCTTCAATCATCTCAGGGTGCTACCCCTGAACTCAGATCCTTGCGCGCAGATTGAACGTCAGGACGAGGTACAGCAGCGGGAAGATGGGCTGGTAGTACGCTTCAGCATTCAAAGTCGTTGGGTCATTGGGGTCAACCGTGGCCGAGATGCCGGTGAAGGCTGCCACGATCTCCTGCTGAATCAACTGCTTGAACAACGAGGTCATCGAGACTTCGACTTCGTTGGTCCTACTGGCAAGGAACTTCGTACCCACGAAGGCATCGAGAACCGAGCGTGAGCTGATCGACACGTAGTCCGCGATCTGGGTGACCGTGGGCAGACGGGTCAGAACCGAGGTCATGTTGGTCGTGAGACCCTGACGGATTCGGATGACCGGCTGCAGGTCTTCGAGAACCGTGATGCCGGCGACGGCAGTCTGGTTCGCTTCGACCGGGTCCATGATCCTCGGGATCCTGGTGAACCCTTGGACCTGCCTATGCGTGTACGGGGTTGCCACATCGATGGCCGGCGAGCAAACTGCACCAGCTACTGCTGCCGCGAAGAAGGTTCCGTCAACCAGCGACTCGTAGGTGCTCCCAAGTTCATCCGTGAACGTAACCACGGCTGAGTCTGGGTAGTACGCCACGATACGTGAACTGAAAAGGTTCTTTGCAACGGTCTGAGCCGTGGTAGGGGAGGTCCCGCTTGCGAAACCAATCATGCCCATCCGCTCCGACTGGTTGCGGATATTGCTCATGACCTCACAGTGCTGAGTCAGGGCCGAGTAAACCGCAGTGTCCGTGCTGAGGGGCACGAGGATGTCGGGCTTGACGTTCCCCGGGAGCGGGGTAGCCAGACCGTTGATCGCCGTGATGAAGGACTGAGCCGAAGCCTGGTTCGTATTCGGAACCTTGGTGACTTGGGTAATGCCCACCAAGACCGCCCCGTTGAGAATCGCCAAGTACGCGCCCAAGGTGACCCGGTTCTCTGCAGAGAGCTTACCGTAGTTGGCCTCGATGGTCTTGAACGTGGTGAAGATCTTCGTCGAGAAGTCCTGCTTCATGTAGCGGTAGCTAATGTAGTAGTAGTCCCCGTTCTTCGGTTCAAGCCCAGACGGGTTGAAGGTCTGGATGTTGGCAGTGTCGTTCGTCCCCACATTGACGGTATTGTTGATGATGGTCTCCAAGCCCGGAATGAAGTAGTAGGGAATACCTGGGTTGACCAGGAATGCCTGGGAGATGATGAGCGTGAAGGACCCACCAATTGCATACGACGTAGTAGATGGAAGGATCGAGAACCTCAGACCTGTACGGGCATCCGTGTAAGTCTGGCCAGGGTATCCCGTACCAGACGAACCACTTGTGGCATTTGATGAGGTAACCACGAAGATATCCGTGGCGTCCTCGCCGTTGTCACCAGAGGTCCCTGCTATGATCCCAGTCCCAGTTGTCGAGTTGAATGCCGTACTCGTCGAGAACCCGATGCTTGAGAGACTACCAGTCGTAACCGACTCTATTGTCAGGTAGGTCTGGTTGTTGATGATCGTCGGGTAAGCAACAGCTCCATTGCCGTTTGGCGTCGGAGCCCCAGTCCAGGAGGATACTGCAAATCCGAGAGTGCCCATCAAGCAATCTGCTACCTCTTGTACAGTGACCAAGGACTGGCTGGCAATCTGACTCTCCGTGAACCCAAGAACCGAGTTGGCGGTACCAGCAAGGATCAGCACAGTAGACTGACTGGAGTTCGTGTTGCTAGTAATCCTGATCTTGCCAATATTCCCTAGGGTGCCTTCAGTGGCTGAGCCTTGAGAGCTGATAACGGCCTGGATCTGTGGTGCAATTACAATAGCATCCCCAGAAGCAAGGCTAACAGCAACTGTACCATCGAAGTCATTCGTGGGGGTTATGATCAGAGAAGCGGTAGTAGAGGCAGTGATCGCAGTTGTAGTGGTGGCCGAGATAGCCCCAGTTGTACCACCACCGAAGGTAGCCGTTACCGTACCTGCAGTTCTTCCGGTGATCGTTATGGTTAGGCTATAATCTACACCACTGATCGCCGCGAGACTATTGGCTAAGGTTGTGGTACCAGCAGTATGGGCAAAAGAGTTGTAGGTACCGGTCCACCCAGACGTTAGGGTCCACCCGGTAGAATCTAGTAGCTCATTAGTGAGTACTACCGAGAGATCGATCCCATTCAACCGCAGATTCAAGGCATCATTGACGCCAGGAGTGAAGGTGAAGGGGTTCGAGTTGCTACTAAGCAAAGTAGCTGGCTTGTTGAGGGCACCTGGGGTACCAACTGCCGACTGGAAGGTGGTGAATCCAAGAATAACCTCAGCCGTACCTTGACCGATGGCAACCGAACTGACGGCATCAAACCCACCCGGTAGTGCTCCGGGAGCCGTAAGGCTTCGGATCACAAAGAAGGTTGAGTCGGCACCGGGTCCCGGGATGGGGGTGAACAGGTAGTTAGGAGCTGTACCTGTAAAGCCAACGGTTCCGTCAATCGCGTTATTGACTGCAGTAGCAATGGAAGCAGGAGTTACTGCACCAAGGGGGAGCGCGATAGCATCCTGCTTGATGCTGAACTCTACCGTCCCATCATAGGTTGATGAGGGTGTAATCACCAGGTTAGCAGTCGAGGTCGCAACAAAGGTCACAGAGGTGGTTGCGGTCCCAAATGGGATGGCGCCAGTAGTCCCACCACCAAAGGTGGCTGTTACCGTACCTACAGTCCCACCTGTGAGCGTGATCGTCAGAGTATAACTGACCCCAACTATTGCTGCTACAGTAGTGTCTGCCAAGGGGGTGGTGTTGGGGGTGTTGGCATGGGTAAACCCTGCACCGTAACTACCCGTCCAATCAGTCGGAGTACCCGTGATGGTGTCCGTTGCCCTCGTAATCTCGAAGTTGACGATGGGGACCCCATCAATCGTGAGATTCAAGGCGTTGTTAGCTGTAGTCAGGGTAGTAGCCAGGTTACCACTGTCCAGAGGGACAGCTCCGCTCACCAAGTAGGCACGAGCAGCCGTACCTAGGGCTGTAGTGACCGTTGCAGAATTGACCAGCGTACTCCAGCTAGCCGATGCCGTGTAGAATGAGTAGGGCTGAGCCCCCTCATTCGTGTAGACAGCGTTTCGAGCAAGAGACTGATAAAAGGTGACTGTAACCATCTCCCCAACGGGGGTGCCACCCACATGCATGGCGTCCGGGATCTGCTCTACCCCACGAGGGAACTGAACGGTCTGAGGAAGAGCGTTCTTGGTTCCGAAGCGGACCTGGTACAGATTCTTGTTGGTCAAGGACGAGAATACCTCGTACTGACCTACGCCAATCGGACCAGCAATCTTGCTAGTGAGAATGTAGGTGTCGTCTACAATCCGGTTATAGTAGAAGGTCGCAAAGACAGTCCAGTCCGGCGGGATCGCATCCTTGATGGTGATCTTCCGGTTGGGTCCGTCCACCGCGATAACCGTCGCTGCCGACCTGTTGAGCGCGTCTTCCAGGGTCCTACCAACCCTAGCTATGATGAGGTCGGGACGGTTCGTAATGAGGTCCTGACGGTTGTTGGCCACCGAGTTGAACAGGGTAGTACCGAGAACGCTATCACGGCCGTTACCCGTAGTCGGAACCTCGGGGAGGACGAACACGGTGTTGCTGATCGCAGCCGGGATGACCGTGGTGTCCACATAGGGCTCACACTCGACCAAATACAGCTTGTCGTCGACCAAGGTCGGGACAATCTGCGAAGAGTCGAAGGGCTCGGTTCCGGGAGTGTTCAGCGTCGAAGCTACTGAGTAGCTGGTACCCCAATGGACAATCGAGACGTCCGGGGAGGGGTTCACAACCACGAAGTCCTGGTTCTGAATGTAGTCCGAGCGGTTCGAGGAGATACCGCATCGGATGACGTTCGTGACCAGAGTGTTCGGGAGATAGTCGAACGTGTCCTGCCAGGTGTTAGCCCAGTAGTTGATCGTAACTACAGACCCTGGAGCGGGTGCTAGAGCCAAAGTCACCAAGCCGTTGGCCCCGTCGACCGCAGTCGGGATGACCTGAACGTTGTTGACCTTGACGACCACCTTAGAGGTATCCGTCGTCGTGATGCCGCCAGAGGTCCCATCCACCATCGGGCGCTGGAACACGCGGAATTGAGTGTTGCCACTCGCCGTCTGGCCCGAGGACAACCCGAGGATACCATTGATGGTACCCGTTCCAATCACTACCGAGGAGACCGCCATGAACTTTAGGTGGTTCTTACCCTCGTTGTCGGAGAATACTGAGGTTTGAAGTCCCGGGATGGCCCCAGCATCAACCTGAGTCTTCAAACTCGAAGCTGTAACCGATCCAGCCAAGAACGTCACAGTGTACTCAGCCCCGCCGTTCACCGCAATCTTCAAGGTGTCATTGGACCCAGCGGCAATTACGAAGGGCTCGAACCCTGGAGTCGTGATCGAGGGGTTGACCGTCGATACTTGAGCAGAGACATCATCCGTGAAGGCAGTGTCCCCACGGTGGAAGTAGTAGGTGACTCGAACGTTGTCGGTCGGCTGAGGTGGAACCTGAAGGGTTACCTCACCCATGGACCCGAGCACGTTACCGACAGCCACAGGGGAGCCGTTCACCGTCACGGACACAGACCGTGAGTCGTTGGTGACCCGACCAAAGCCTTGACCATCTACCAAGGGGAAGTTTCGAACTTGGAAGGTGACCCGAGACCCGTCATTTGCCCCAAGAGTGGGGTTGCTCGGGTTCGTGTTGTCCACGATCCAGCGCACGGTAACGTCCTCATTGACGATCTGTTGGTCAAGGGTAGACGAAGAACCGCGCACCATTTCGAGGTCATCTTGCTCCAGCTCTTCTTGGCCGACACCAATGATGAATGGTATTCGAAGGCCTGCAATGAGCGAAGCTACGTTAGCCTCGGTCAGAGTGCGGGAGTATACGCCTGGGGGAACATATGTTGCGAAG